TTCTAAAAGTTATAGGAATTGTTATTACATCCAATCCAAATCATAGATCTATTATAGAAAATTACTTTGGAAGTAAATCCCAAAATTTAAAATACAGTAATGTGATTTCACTTCAAGATTTTTGGACAACTGAATCAAATAATTCTTTTTTTGCTTGTCGTGTTAGCTCATTCCCATTGCTTAATACTCAGAATGTGACTAATATGTCTACGACTTGGCAACAATGCACCTCATTAACATCATTCCCATTGCTTAATACTCAGAATGTGACTGATATGGCATATGCTTGGAAAACATGCACCTCATTAACATCATTCCCATTGCTTAATACTCAGAATGTGACTAGTATGTTTCAGGCTTGGTTTCAATGCACCTCATTAACATCATTCCCATTGCTTAATACTCAGAATGTGACTAATATGAATAGTGCTTGGTTTCAATGCTCCTCATTAACATCATTCCCATTGCTTAATACTCAGAATGTGACTAGTATGTCAAATACTTGGAATAGATGCACCTCATTAACATCATTCCCATTGCTTAATACTCAGAATGTGACTAATATGGGAGAAACTTGGTATCAATGCACCTCATTAACATCATTCCCATTGCTTAATACTCAGAATGTGACTAGTATGTATGCGGCTTGGGCTGCATGCACCTCATTAACATCATTCCCATTGCTTAATACTCAGAATGTGACTAATATGTTATCGGCTTGGAGTGCATGCACCTCATTAACACAACTATCACTAGACAATATTTTAATATCAATAGCTACTGGATTTGCGAACAATATTGGTAAAACAATAACAAATGTTGTAAACATTTTTTCCTCTGTCACAGCAATATTAAGTCACCAAAACCGTCGTCCAGAGGCTGATCTTAACGAAACCAACACACAAGACACGATTTCTAATTGGAATACAATAATCGACAGTTATTTAAGTAATCAAATTACTTTAACGGAAATGAGAAATCAGCACGCAAATGCAATAGATACTTACAACACTAAATGGAAGACATGGGAGCAAGCATTAAGAAACACCAATGAATCATTAAATGGAGTACAATACAACTTTTCAAACGGAACAGTATCAGGGCAAAAAGCACTTTTTTGGATTTTAGCTAAGAAAAGTTTAAATATTCCATTAGGAGCAGCACCAACTACTTTAATAACTGGAGTAACTAGAAGTTATAGATCTAATAGTGGTTTAACTGTTAATGGTAGCAATGTATCCGCATGGACTCCAGTAACTGGAACTAGCAATCAAACAATATCTGGTTTAACAACTCAGACAATAAATGGCATAACATGTGTTATGTTCAGTAGCGCAAAAACAATTACTCTTAATTCAATAAGTGTTACAAATACTGGAAATTTTGTATACATAGGAACTCTTTACGGGTATGTTAAGATAACACCACCTACTGCTACAAACCTAAGAATATCCACAAATACTACTACTGAATTACCAATAATTAGTATTATGGTTACAACTACCGCAGTTAATGAAACTGAAGTATTATTAAGATTAGGATTCTATGGGAGTTTCCAAGAGTTCAATTACACGGCTAATACCTTAACTTCCGCCAACATTCAATTAACTGCTGTTTAATATGTATTACAAATTCACAAACAAAGAAGACGCACAGACGGCATTAAATTATATTAATGTCACTTTAGCATCTATGTTTCCACCAGAATTAGTCACGCCGGAAGGCATAATATCTGTAAATGCAGAGACAGGAGAGCCGGATATAAATGCTGCCAAGACTACAACATGGGCGGAGATTAAAGAGTTCAAAGATTTTTACATCTTCCCAGTTCCAACACAGGAAGATGTAGGAGATTTGATATTACCACAGATTATTATGCCTGTGACTTATCAACTAATCTCTAGTGAAGAATTAGAGGAACTATCTAATGATTTCAGCTTTGAACAGATTGCCGCAAACAACCAAGGACAATTCGACTCCATCGAACACTCCATTCCAAATAGCGTAATCAGCTAATTCGTCGTCCTCATCATAATCGTATCCACCTGGTATTTGATGAGGACAGATATAATTCCCATATTCGTCTATTTCAAAAAAGCTAACTTCTCTACCATATTCAGCAGAACAGTTTGGGCAAATAATATCTACTTCAGATAAGACACCACCAGTAGAACATTTACTAATCCGCATTGTCTTAATATCCATGATATCTTGTGCTTTTGAAGCATGGATAGCAGCAATACAGTAAACACATTTATATCCTTTATCTTTAATAGAGGATAAGTTTTTATACATTTTATCTTGACTATATTCTGGCAAGGAGTCATTAGCCAAAAAAGCATCTAAAATAAAACCAGTAGAATTTTCTACATTATCCCAATCATGATTTTTAAGTAAACTTTTACCAATTAATTGCTGTGGCATTTGTTCTAAAACATTGTCATGCCATACTTTGTAATTGCGACTTACCAAATTATCAGATGCTCTTAAAGGAACAATAAACCATTCATCAGCTTCCCATTCTTGTTTTGTCAATGATTTGATTTTATCCAAATCTTCTGGAATAGGAGTTCCCATGTATAAAACACGTTTAGCGGACTTTGTAAGTTCCATAATTTGCAGCATGATTAATCCATCCTTGTCTTGAATTTAATAAATTTAAATCAGGTTTACTAACATTACTAGAATAATCTTTATGGCATCTACAACGCATTTTACATGCTGTTGCCACACCAATTGATGGGAAGTGTCCAATTAATTGCCAGCCGGATAATGAATAAGCTATGCAATCTGGACAAACATTGTTGTAAGCACCAATTATCCATTTCTCCCATCTAAATCCAGCTTCTTTATGAGATTCAGCACGTCCTCTTTCATAGAATTTATAGAAAGAATCTCCGTACTTGTTAGCTCTGTCTTTTATCTGAGAAGATGATAAATTGCCATTTTTAATTTCTTGAGAGAAACGACGTAAGTAAGCATATTCCTCAGCTAAGGCTTTACCTACAATACCTTTGTCTCTAGATTTAAAAATGTACTTGCCTCCTTTGCCTGCTAGATAAGATTGTGTGTCTCCTTTCTTGATAATCTCAGCCATAGTAGATTCCCAAGTACTTACACTGATTTTATTATTTAATAATAATTCAGTTACAGTTTTTATATCAGTTTTTAATCGTTTAATTCCATTTTCTATAATTTCTTGGACATCTGCTCTAGACACAAATTTACCAGCAAAAATACCAGAAGTATATCTAAATCTTTGAGTTTTTGGATCAAACGCAAAATCCATTATGTCTCCTCTGGTAAAATTTCAGCATTGAGTAATCCGGCATAATCTGGATTATTTTCGTCCCAATCTTCAATGTATTTGTCAACATCTTCAGGGAAGATTAAAGCACGTCTTAGCAATGTTTCTAACGGCTCTAAATTTGATTGTTCAGTTGGAATAAAATTAGTTTCCATATGACTCCGGAGATTCTGTAGTTGTTGGAATATCAGTAGGAGAAGCAAACTCACCCATGACTTGTGTGTATTCAGAGTTAGGAGTTAATACCCACTTAGGCCATTTGACATCAAAATGCCTGTTAGCAATGTAAAAATCGTATCCATATCTTAATACCATTTTTAGACAAATCGCCCATCTAACTTGCTCTCCAATCAAGGAACGGACTTCACCAATTAGACGACTATAAGTTAACGCTGGCTGTCCATGAATATCTCTAGAACCTGTGGATTCTGCTAATCCTGGAAATATCCATGCAGGCACTCTAGGAGGAATGCATTGATATCTTAGCTTTAGCCAATAATCAATTAAAGGAGCTAATGAATCACCACTTGTTCCAGCAGCTTTCTTGACATCAGAACCAGACAGTAAATACAAATTGGTAATAATACCACTTGCTGACATAGATTCATGACGCTGCATGTAATCTATTCTGTCTTGTTCCGTCTTGTCTTCTGGCAAAATATGCAACCATGGAGTAATCCCCACATCTCGCGCTGCTGTCTCTAATGCCACAG